CTTAGAGATTATCAAGTAGAAACAATTAATAAATTTTTAGAGACACCCCAAAGTCTACAAGAAATTGCCACAGGAGCAGGGAAGACAATTATTACTGCCGCACTTTGTAGATTAGTTGAACCTTATGGACGTACACTAACAATTGTACCTAATAAAAGTTTAGTAACACAAACAGAAGAAGACTTCCTAGCTTGTAACCTAGACACAGGAGTTTATTTTGGCGATAGAAAAGAAGTAGGCAGATATAATACAATCGCAACTTGGCAATCAATTAATGTTCTTGAGAAAAAAGATAAAGTAGAATTTAAAGAAGTAATGCAAAATATTCAAACAGTAATTGTTGATGAAGTGCATATGGCAAAAGCAGATGTACTAAAAAGATTACTAACAGGAGCATTTGCAAACGCAGGTATACGTTGGGGACTAACAGGAACAATACCTAAAGAGGAATATGAGTTTTATGGAATAAAATGTTCATTGGGTGATGTTACGCACAGAATCCCTGCAAAGGAATTACAAGACAAAGGTGTGTTAGCAAAATGTCATGTTAATGTTTTACAAACACAAGACCATCCAATATTTAAAAGCTATCCAGAAGAACTAAAGTGGCTTACAACTGACGACACTAGAACAACATGGATTGCAAAAACAATTAGCGATATTGCAACATCAGGCAATACACTTATACTTGTTGATAGAATTTCAGCAGGAGAGATACTTAATAAAAAAATAAAAAATTCAGTGTTTATATCTGGAGCAACTAAAAACATAGAAAGAAAAGAACACTATGACGAAGTGTCTACAGCAGAAACCAAAATAATTATTGCTACATACGGGGTGGCAAGTATTGGTATCAATATTCCAAGAATATTTAATCTTGTTCTTATTGAAGCTGGTAAATCCTTTGTTCGGGTAATACAAAGCATAGGAAGAGGAATAAGAAAAGCAGAAGACAAAGATCATGTACAAATTTGGGATATAACTAGTAGTTGTAAGTTTGCAAAAAGACATTTAACACAAAGAAAAAAATTTTACAGAGAAGCTAATTATCCGTTTAAAATTGAAAAAATAGATTATGAAAATCCTTACATTAGAAAATAGAACATATACTTTAGAAAAAATTCCTGAGTGGGTTGATGAAAAATTACGATTTGCTGTATTAGATAATGCAAACCCAGAAGAACCAGATTTCTTTTATATTCCATTAATATTTCTTGAGAGTTTTAATGCACCAGCGGCAGTCTTAGAAATTGGACCATATAAAATTAAAATGCCATTAGATTGGAAAATGTTAATAGGAGAAGCAGGACAACAAGAAATGCACGTACTACCAATCACAAGTTTAAATGATCGTGGGTTTGATGCATTCACATTTAATCCGTTATGTAGTCCTAAACCAGATTTTTATCCAATAGATATTGTAGACATTTACACAGAAGTTAAATGGTACTTTCCAAAAATTAAATCAGGACAATTACTTGCTGTACCTTTGCAAAATGGTTCTAAACCTATTTGTGCTTATTTTGTAAAAGATATTTCAAGACAATGTGAACAAATAGATTATGGCTCGGTCTGGTAAAAGAAAAAGAGATTACCTCATTTTAGAGGCACCGGTGATGTATATACACAACGACCCTGTTTGGATGGATAGAAATTGGTTTCCAAATTTTTGTGATTTTTTAAAAGTTAATGGTTTTAAAATAAAAGGCATAGACATAATGCACCAACAAATTAAAATTAGATTTTCCAACCCAGACCATGTTATAATGTTTGGATTAATGTATGACAGAGCAAAAGAAGAGAAAATTTTTTGAATTAAGGAACGGACTTAAAGCCGTAGACTTTCGTAATAAAGACTATTATGATAGAATAAATGACCACGAGCGATCATTATATTCACCTTATATGTTAATGAGATATGCTTCAAGTATTTCATCTAAAGATCAATTTTATGTTGAACACTATGTTGAAATGGTTAATGAATGTGTTAACAAACATTGTTTTAGTTTAGGTAAACATAAAAAATTATTATGGATATTAACTGCTATGTGTGGTGCGTTGAAACAACAATTCCACCCATGGATTAAACCAATGAAACGTGTACCAAACAAGTCTTTAAAACAACTATTAACATTATTTCCGGATGCTAAAGAAGACGATTTAGAAACACTAGACAAAATTATTACAGACAGAGAACTAGAAGAATTATTAGAATCACATGGACTCGAATCTAAATAAATGTACCTATTGCGATAAAGAATTCGCTAGAGAAAGAACACTACAGGTTCATTTATGTGAACCTAAAAGAAGGCATTTACAAAAAAATGAGAAGTGGGTGCAAAATGCTTTCATGGTATTTCAAAGATTTTATGAAATACATCAAAACAATAGTAAACCAAAAACATATAATGACTTTTGTGGTTCAGCATATTATAATGCATTTGTAAAATTTGGTAGATATATTATGCATATCAATCCTTTATATCCAGAAAAATATATTGACTATGTTATACTATCAAGAATTAAATTAGATCATTGGGCAAGAGATGATTTATATGAAGCATATCTTATAGATACATTAAAAGCAGAACCAGTTGAAGCGGCTTTGCAAAGAAGTATAGCGACAATGATGGATTGGGCAGAAGAACAAAATGCACAATGGAGTGACTACTTTAGGCTAGTAAACACTAATAGAGCAGTGCAACATATACAACAAGGAAAAATATCTCCATGGGTATTACTTGGTTGCTCAGCAGGTAAAAAAATGTTAAAATTATTTAGTAATGAACAATTACAAATGACACAAAGATTTATTATTCCAGAATTTTGGGCAAACAAATTTAAAAGTTATCCAGCAGACCATTTGTTTGTACAAGAAACAGCCAAGGAGGCTAAAATTGAATAAAATAGATTTTGAAGTTGCTGACGAGTTAGAATTCGAAGACGGTGATTGTTGCGTTATAATAAAAAGTGATGGGTCAATAGGTAGGGTAGTAATGCCAGAAATGGATACAAAAATGGTAGCAACTAAAGGATATAAAAAATTATTGGACGTGTTAGAAATGTTAAAACCTGGAGCAAGAAACAAATTTATAAAACATAATCAAACAAAAGTAAGTAAACGGTTACACTAATGCCTGATGTAGATATAGATTTTTTTGATAGAGACGGAACATTAAAGTTATTCAAACACGCACCAGCGTCTATAATTAAAGATGACAAAATAGAAAAGCATAAAACTGGAGTTTACTTTCATGCTGTACCTACACATCCGGTTACAGGACATTCAACTTTAGATTATAAAAAAGCAGAAGATAGAGGCTACTTTAAAATAGATTGTCTTAATGTAAACATCTATAAAAATATTAAGTCTGAACAAGAACTTGTTGAGTTAATGATTGAAGAGCCGGATTGGGATATGTTAAAAGACCCAAAAGTTGTTGAAAACCTTTTTCACCTAAATAGCCATTTTAACATTGTATCCAAGCTAGAACCTAAAAACATTGAACAACTTGCGGCTGTGTTAGCAATTATACGTCCAGCTAAAAGAGGACTGATGTATAAGAGCTGGGTCGACATACTAAAAGAAATTTGGATGAAACCAACTGATGGTTCATACTTTTTCAAAAAATCACACGCAATTGCTTATGCTCACGCAATCGTTGTACAGATGAATTTGATTAGACGAATACCTAGATCCCATCCATGAAAATATCAATTATAGTTACTATTAAAAAAGAAGTGCTTGATCCTCAAGGCAACGTTATTCAACAAACATTAAAAAATATGGGATTTAAAAGTATTAAAAGTGTAAGACAAGGAAAATATTTTGATATTGAGCTAGACGAAACTGATAAAAAAGAAGCAAAAAAAGTAGCTGAGGAAATCTCTAAAAAATTATTAGCCAATCTTATTATAGAAGAATACAAAATTATTTGAAATAGATAAATATAGCTTTAGTGCAAAGCAGGAAACATAGACTCACTAAAAAACGAAAGAAACCAAACTCCAATCATCGCTCAGAAAATTTCGGTTATCAAAAGGACAATCCTTTGACGAAATATTATGCAAAATATATTGAGAAAAAAACGGAAGTTAAGTAGGTTTTCGAACAAGTTGTATTGTTCTGCGTTTTACTCTCTTCCTCGAGATGTCAGATAATCTCACAGTTGGTCCTTCAACTATCTCAACATCTTTCGAATTTAAAGTTATTAAAGTGGATCTAAAATATCTAAAATCGCCTTTTAGGAATATGTTAATCGGTAACTTACGATTAGATTCATACCACCAAATTTCTCCACACTTCAAATATCTCATCTTATCTTGTGGACTCATTAGTCGTCCATAGTCATAGAAACTAATCACATTATTATCTTGATTTTGCACTATACCAACATATTCCAAATCTTCCTTTCTTATAAGGCTTAAAAATGGGAATTTGTCTCTTAAAGTTTTAAAAATTTCATTCATGTTCTATCTATAAATACTGTTAAATATGTACTATGCAAACAGTCTCAAGGTATTTACTAACAAACTCGGTAATTGTTTACCAAAATGGTTATCATGGAAGGAATTCAAAAGTGTACGATAGACGTCTACAAGTGTATAGGGGTGTATGGAACCCACTTACTTTTACCTTCAAAAACGAAGATCAGAAGGCTCAAAATGTGGTTGGAAAAACTTATACCTTTAATATTGTTGATACTGAAAGCAAAAAAGCAGTAGTCACACGAAACCTTAAAATACTTGATGATGGATCAACAGTGGCTTCAAAAGGCACTGCTTCAGTGGATATTACAGAAGGCGACTTATTACCTTTGGATGCAAAATTTTATGAATATTCCATACAAGAAGTACTAACAGACGGTAGCACACTAGTAACTTACGCAGATACAAATTATGTAAGTAGCGGTACTATTGAGGTACTTGATGGTGCTTATCCACAGTTTACAGCAAGTACATCGGTATCAGATTTTACTGAATCCAATGGTCCATTACAATATACATCAGGTGCTATTAATGCTAAACCAGGAAATAATAACAACAAAGCACTACACACAATTTCTGTATATACTAAAAACTTTTCTGGTGCTTTAAGAGTACAAGGTACAATGTCTTCTTCTCCTGCAAATGCAGATTATTTTGATATTACTTTAGATGGACAATCATCTCCAGTAACTTTTTCCAGTTCTAGTACTGTTACCAACTATAATTTTTATGGTGTTTTCCATTATGTAAGATTTAGTTGGGATAATGAT